GTTTTCCAACTGCTCACCCTTGAAGCCCTGCGTGCCAAGAAAATACCGTGAAGTATCCATAGCAAACGCATGCTTGATATCAGCATCTTTAACGTTGCCTAGCGCGGTTGTGCCAGTAAGTGATGCGATGCCGCCTGCATATGCTGGCGTACCGCCTGCGTAAAGCGTTGCCTGCCGGAAATGAAATACCGACTCACCAAGCCCTGATGTAGGCGTACCGAACGTCGCCAGCGGCGGCACAACGCCGTTAAGCGGGTCCGAGTTACCCGCGCCGCCTAGCTCGTTCCGAGCGTCAATGTTCAGGATCAGCTGAGCCAGTCCGCCAGTAGCAACGGACAGTTCCCAGTCGGTAATCTTGCAGCCGACATAGGTAAACGGCTCAACGGTGCCATCAATCGCAGGAACGCCCTTCTGCAAACAGAAGGAATGGCCCTGCATTGTGCCAAGCGCCTGAGCGCCACCAGCACCCTGATGAACTGACTTATAGATGGGAGTTACGCCAACCTGAGTAGGCGTTGCCAAAGCCTGGCCAAATGAACCGACCATATACTGAGCCCAGAAGGCCATAAGACGTGTTGGCAGGTCTAGGGTCAGCCCGCCGGTAACGTCATAGTTGGTCAGCACGCGCCTGCGCGCACGGTCGTAGAAGCCCCCCGCGTGCAAGCCCTGACCTTGTACGGTCGTTTTCTTAAGCTCAAGGGTTTCATTCTTAATTTCATACGAACGTGCGCCTGTCAGTGAAGGCGCAACGCCGAATGTCGATTCGGCGGTAGCCACTATCTGAGTGGCAATACCAGAGCCAACTAGCGGTGCCATTAGTCTTCATCCTCTTCCGGGGCGCGCTTAAAGTAGTACGCATCAAATATTCCATCAGGCACCAGTACCCTGTCGCCTGGCACGCGCTCGCCAAACGGGCGAATACAGATAAGCCAGATCACGTTACTGCGCCTGGCAATGTATAAAGCCCTGCCGTCATCCCGGTCACTACGGTAAATCCCAGATGGCACAACTGGGCAGCGTCATTGTGCTTTGATGGCGCGAAAGGCCCGATCATATAGTTACCGGCTGTTGCCGGGAGCGCAATAGACAGGGCTGTAATCGCCGCGCCTTCTACAGTCATCTGAAATAGCACAGTGACGGTTGCCGCGGTGCCAGTCGAGTTAACCACGAGCACAACCGCCCCGTTATTCACGAAGTTAAGCCCGGTGTAAGTAGCCAGCGCGGTGCCCTGCGCAGCGTTAAACGGAGTGGCCACGCCAGGGCCGCCCGCAATCGGAAGGGTCGCAGCGGGGATTAGAACCTCAGCCATTGTATTTTATTCCTTACGTGAGTGAAGTTATACGCTGCGAGCAGCGAATCTCAAAGTTGAGTTCACCAAGGGAAAAGCCCTTTGGATCTACGTCGGGCACATACTGCACAGGTGAGCACTCAGCAAACCTGACAGCACTATTCAGAGTAGGGTTATTAGCAACCGCTACCGTAATATCAGCGAACATAGCAAACACTTCATTTAGCCGTGAAATGTTATCGCTATCTCCTGCCCAGCTAGACAAGATGCCGTGTAGCTCAAATAGCTCTTCTCGCCTGTAGGTCGGGCCAAGTTCCGCGGGTTGCTGGTCTCCGGTAATCTCGTTAATCTGAAGCGTCCAGGGCTGAGTATAAACAGGCAATGCCTTGCCAAACCAGAATACCGACTGTGACGGCATAACGGTTGCAGCAATAGTAATGAACTGCTGAACAGCGTTCGGGATACTAGAAGACATGTGATTATCCGATATACGGCAAGTGCCGGTAGCGCTTCAGTAGCTCAAGAATTCGCGTTGGCACGCCAAGGTTAATTGAGGTAACTGCCTGCGAGCGAGTAAAGTCCGGATCGGTTGTGTCATACTGCGAATTCATGGCACTACCCATCTGCGCACGCAACTGCGAGCTTTGCCACCAGTGAGCAATAAGCTCAAGAGCGGCAAGCCTTATCGAGCCAGGCACGCTAACGCGCCCAGCCGTATAGATCACATGGATATTGTCGAGTCCGGGCATAAAGGGAATCGAGACGTTACCGGCTGAACGCCGGGTAATCTTGCCAACCTTTGCCCCGTCAACCGAGTAGGCGAATAGGTTGGTTGCCGGGACAGTGTTAACCTGCTGGTAGTCCAGTTCCCAGTTGTACCAGCCCCAGCCCTCTTCAACGTTATCAACCTGGATAATTGGCGTATTACGCAACCAGATTGATACGTCGCCACCAGAATGAAGTTCGTCATACTGGCATGCGACAACATCGCCGCACTCAGTAACGATAACGTCATCGGCTGCCCAGATAAAGCCAGTGAGCGCAGCGTCATCACTGGTATTGGTCATAGGGTAGCGAAGATGTACTTTCACATCCTGCAACGACACGACATCTGCCATGAAAACCTACTTAGGTTGGGGCCCGGTGAGGCATGCCGGGCCCCGTTTGGCCTACAGGGCCGTGACCTGCGGTTATAGTGCTTTGCGCTCGCCTGACATCCAGCCACTAGGGCTGGCTCAGTTAAGCTCACAAACCCGCAGGTCAGAGGCACCAAAATCAGGATGCAGGGGACTCGTAGATGAGCGCAGCGCGCACATCGTTAGACCGGGCATCCATACGGACGTAACCGATATAGCCAACGTCCAGGTAGTCGGCATAACGCTCAACCAGCCGCATAACGTGAGCACCGTTAACCTGACGGACAACCATCGCACGCGAGAAGTCGCCAAACGCCATCCCGCCAACAACGTTAGCAGATGTTGAGATACCACCGATGTTCTGGTCGATCAGCAGCGGATAGTTATAGAAGGTGTCAGGGGCACCGGCCGCGACTTCCGGCTGCCAGATCGGGCGAGACAGGCTGTCGGTAATTGTTCGCATTAGCTGAAGCGTTGTGTCGTTCATAACCCAAGTGCAGTTACCAAGCCCACGATACGCAGGGTCAATCTTGGCAACCATCATGGAAATGTCATCGAAACCAGGCATTCCAGCGGTCAGCTTGTTAGTCAGAGTCGAGCCATACTGGTAGGCATACAGCTTGGATGCCGAGACAGGCTGATAAATGCCGCCCAGCGCGCCAGCCTGAATACCGCGCGCAGTCTCAGCTGTCTGAATGCCCAGCAGCGCAGAAGAGCCGGTGCCAGTCCAAAGCTCCTGTGCGACCTTACGGCCGATAGCCTCACCAATACGGTCAGACACGAAGCCGTCAACGTCAAACGCAGAATCCTCAATCAGCTGAACCGATGCCAGGATCGCCTGTGAGGTAATCGTCCAGGCCGAAAGCATGCCCTGACCGAACGAATAGTCAGTAAAACCAACCTGGTTGCCTTCACCGATATACGCGCCAACGACAGCCGTAGGGTCAATGGTCGGCCACGGCATAGGCGCACCAGTGTCGGTATTCAGCATCCGGCACTTTGACATAATTCCGCCATAAGCCTTCAGGGCAATCTGAAGATTCTGCCAGAAACCCTGCGGGATCATATAGCCAGCGTCGTAACCAGTCGAGCCAGCCGCGGGGGCGCCAGGGGCAGTAACCAGCTGGCTAGAGTCAGCCATGCCACGCCTCTCATAGCCAGCACCGGAAACATAACCAGGGTTAGTCAGCAGGGAGCGACCTTCGGGCGTAAGCCTGTCGGTGCCGTAGCGCAGGAAGCCAGAAAAAGCCTGAGCATGGCGAACGTCAACAGCGGTTGACTCGTCACGAGACAGCCCGCGAGTCTCGGCTAGCTCGGTCCTGCCATTCTCAATCTCAGTGGCACGCATAACGCGCCTCAGGTCACCGTCAAGCTCAACCAGCTTAGCGTCACGCTTATCAAACTCCGCGCGCTCTTCAACGGTCAGCTTCTCACCCTTGTTCAGCTTCTCAATCATAGGCACCATGCCCTTGTAGAGCTTGGCCCTCTGCTCACGAATCTTGATTTCGCCAGCAATGTCTTTAGACATTAGTCCACATCCTTTGTGGGTACATCAGCCTTCGCGGCCGACAGTTTTACTTTCTTGCCGAATTGGATTGAGCGGCTAAGCGCAGTTGCGCGCCTAGTGCAGTCTTCGTCTTCGGTACCCGCCAAAGTGGACTCTTCCGGCTTTGGCATTTCACGGAGCGCGTCTTGCGGACCAAGCTTCGTGTGGCTCATAATGTGGCCTGCATGTGTTGCCGCACTGGTAACAAATACAATGCCGTTCTGTGCATGAGTAGGCAGTTTGCTAACATTGCACTTGCTAAACTCAGCGCAAGCCTGGTTTAGCTGTGCATTAATCTGCGGTACGCGCTTGGCAATCTCAGCCTTAATTCGCTTCTCAGCACGCTTAAGGTCGATTGCCTCACGCCATTCGATTGCTAGCTGCGCTTCATTCTGATCGTTAATAGTGATGCCAAACTTGGCACAAGCGGCTTTAATCGCAGCCTTGACGCTTGAAAGGGTAACACCGTTAAGCGGATACACAGCCGCATTCTTGGCCTTGTTAATGAATGCCCAGGCTGCCTTTACATGCTTCAGCGTGTCAATCGGGTATTTGCCATTCTTAGGATCAGCATAGGTAACGTTGCCATACGGCTTAGGCGCGCGCTTTTCCTTGCCTGCCTTACGGATGTCACGAGCGCTAATGTCGGTCATGTCATAAGCGGGAAAGGTAACAGGCGAAACCTCAATGAGCTTCATTTCGCGGATAGTACGCCGCGTGCCATTAAGCGAATCGCTCGGGTCGCCAGCTTCGTTAGTCCAGGCATCCTTAGTGACTTCAAAGCCAAATGACCAGCCGCGCACAACGCCAGCCTTGATATTGGTTCGCAAATCACGCGCATAGGTTGTGTCGGTTGGCGTTAGCTCAGGTGAAATGCCGCGGTCGGAATCATTAAGGGTAAGGTTACCGGCCGAAGTACGGCCCAAGGGTAGCTCGCTACGATGGTTATACAGCGCAACGATGTCAGCCTCTTGTATAGACTTCGTGCAAGCGCCAGGCGCAATCTGTTCCCTGAATCCCCACTTAGGATCACCAATCTGCGTTTCACGGTTGTACGGAATAGCCAAACCGCCAATGACGCCATCGCTGACTGCTACATCGGCAGCGCCGGTAAGAGCGCGATATTCGATCATTTAATTCCTGCGTTTCATCAAGCGCCAGGCGTCTTCTCGACGCCGGGTGGTGATTTCGGAGTCAGACCTTGCGTTGGCGGTATGGTCCCGGTAACGTCGTTATACGCCATGTTGAGCGGCGTCAACGGCTGGTCGAGGCCAGCAATAGGCTCAAGGTTTTCATAGCTACGGCAATCAGCGCGGGTAATCCATCCCCATTGCACGCCAAGCGCGTAAGCCTGGAAACGTTCTAGCATGTCGCCTCGAAGCAAGCGGGCATAGTCAAATTCGCAGAATTGGCCGCGAGTATTGATTACCTCACGTTCGGTTCGCTGTTCAATCCGGTTGGTATAGCCAGACACGGTGAACGCGATAAAGCCAGTGTTCTGCTCTTCAATGCCAGTGCCCCATGACGTTGATTTCTCAACGTCGCCAACCAGGTGAGGCGGGATGCCGAACAGACGCGCAATCTCCGTAGTCTGCCAGCGGCGAGATTCCAGGAATTGCAAGGCGTCAGGCGGAATGGTAACCGGCTGCCAGTCGGACTCAGCATCAAGCACAACAACGTTACCGGCGTGAGCTAGCCCGGAATTCTTCTGCATCCAGCGCTGTTTAATCGCATCGGCTTGCGTCTGGCTTGCAAGCGGATTCTTAATCTTAATGATGCCGCCCAGCTGTGTACCGCTGGAATAGAACCGCCCGGCCAGCTTGTCGCCAGCCATTGCAGTGCCAAGAGATTGCTGCGCAAGCCCGATTGGCGAGAAACCCTGCAAGCCATCATAGCCCGCGCCAGGGATATGCATGATCTCATAATCGCTAAACAATGCAGGCGCAGTGGCAGTGTTGATACTGCCGTCAGGGTTTAGATGCTTAATCAGGAAAATCTTATGACCACTAGCAGGATCAATCTTCGGCTGAACGAGCGCAGGATTAACCGGCTTAAGGTCAACAATCTGCTCGCCACCGTTGCGGACCTTCAGCACATATGCATTGCCCCATAGGGCAATATGCATAACGATCAGTTCCCAAAGCTCGTATTGGGTGTAAGTTGTATTGCCATTGCCACGGTCCAGCACAGTGCCAGTAATCGGTTTCTTGCCAGGATCTTTGTAAACCTTCATCGGGCAACCAGCAACAACGGTAGCCAGCAGGCAAACACAGCGCAGCACAGTAGGCAGGCAGATAGCCGTATCAATCGAGACTATCTCACCCGAGCTATTGCCCTGAGTGCGGCCAATACTGAAAACGCTATCCAGCGCTACCGATGCAAGCGGTACGGAAGGGTTTTCAAATGGGTTATAGGTCGCCCCGCCAGCGTAAATGTTACGCTGTTCTACAGCCCGCGGAGGCGGCCGGAAGAAAGTCATGACCTTACCTCAACTGCGGTAATCAAAACAAGGCCAGCCACGATAAGCGAACATGGCACGCTGAACGCGGCAATGCCAATGAGCACCAATACCAAACCTGCAAGCTCAGTAAACGTAGAGGTGATCTGCGATTGAGATTTGCGTACCCTCGAAACAATCCGGGCCACCTTGGGTGAGCCAGTAACCCGCGCGATCAAGTGCCATGACGCTCGCAACTGCAAGGTCAATCTTGCGCGGGCTGTTCCTAGCGTCTTTCTGAAGTCTTTGACCACGACTGTCTACCTTCAATTGAGCATTGTTCAGATGACGCGCTAGCCTTGGGTCACCATCATGTGAGAGCTTCTGAGTAGTTGTCATTTCGTAGAAACGCTGTGTCGCAGGCCCCATACGGCTAAGAGTCTGCGGGAATACGACAATAGGCAGCAGTTCATCGGTAAGCTCTTCGGCAGCGTCAAGCCAGAGAAATTCGTCCCATGCTATCTCGCGTACCTTATAGTCGCGGCAAGCCTGCCTGATTGCGTCTTTCACTTCAGCGCGCGGGACATGCCAGTCTTTATCGTTAACCGGCTTTTCCCAGACGTTCAGCACCTTGATTTGAGGCTCAGGGTCAACGCTTACCGCAACCAGTACGGTACAGTCACCAGTCTGTGAACCGTCAAAACCAAGTACCACGCCACGCCCGCCAGGCATAAATTGCCGCGGGCTAGCGCACTTATCCCATGCACCATCGGGCAGCCAAGCCTTAGCCTGGTTGACCCACATGTTCATTTTCTTGGTCTTAAAGTCGTTGACAGTGCCTTTAGCAACGTGTTGCCGGTAAAGCGAAACGAAGTCTTCAGGGTCAAGCAAGTCGCCATAGGCCGGGTTATCGCGTTCCCATTCATCGGGATCAGCCGCGTTAGCGTCATCCGGCGCTCCCCACCATGCCATAAAGAATGAATCGTCTTCAATCTCGCCGCTGGCAACCTGACAGCCGTACTGCCAGAGCCGGTAGCAGATCGAATCCCCGCCAGTCTGGTCTGTCTTAACGCCAGCAGTTGTAATGGCAATCAGTATGGGATCAAGGCGCGCGCCAAACGCGTTGTTCATTACGTCGTATAGTTCATCGGTCGGAGCCGCGTGCAATTCGTCATAGATAACGCAAGAGGGATTAAGGCCCTCTTTGGTGAACGCTTCAGATGATAGAGCTTTGTAAATCGAGCCAGTTGACGGCACTTCAAGTACATCACGGTAAGGCTTGATAATGCCGACCAACTCTTCGTCAAGCTCTACCATCTTTTTTGCTACGCCAAATACAATCTTCGCCTGGTCTTTATCGGATGCACACGAGTAGACTTCGGCGCCATCGCCGCAGGCAAGCAAGCCATAAATACCAAAGCCAGAGCCGAGAGCAGACTTGCCATTCTTGCGCGGCAAGCCAATCAGGCAGCGTCTATGGCGTCGGCGTCCATCTGGCCGACGCGCATAGACTTGCGAGACAAGCGGCAGCTGCCAGTCGCGGAGCTTTAGAAGCTCACCAGTGCGGCAGGCGAAACCATCCTTCGTTACCCGGCAATAGCCCTGGATAAAGCCAGATACCTTGACGCCATCGCCCCGTGCCATATCCTCTCTTGGCACTGGCGTCAAGATAATCGGCTTAGCGGACATCACCAATCAGTTGCGCCAGGCACAAGCTCAAGCGGGTTATGCGTAGCACGGAATCCAGCCACCGGAACAGACGCGGGCAGGATATAAACGCCAACGGAGTTACCCGTATAATTTGAAATGGTAGCCGTCACAATACCCGCAACGCTTGAGTAAACAGCAGGGTCGAAAGGCCCGAACAGATACGTTGTCGAGTTAGCCACGGTAATAGCCGCAGGGTTAGCGCCGACAGTGGCGATAAACTGAAGCGAGCCAGTACCGCCAGAGCCAGTAACAAAACGCACGATAACCAGGCCAGCAGGCGTGTTCGGGAACGTAAAGCCAGTGCTAGAACCAGTCGCAAGGTTACCGGCTTCGGTAGCACCCTGCGCGTAAACGCCGTTGGCCGCGGTAAGCGGAAGACCAATGGTCAGAGTAGGAGCGGCAAGAACAAGGTTGCTCATTTGATTTATTCCTTAGGATCGGTTAGCAGGACAGTAATCTTCTCTGCTGCAATCTTTGCATCAACCGCGGCAATCTTTGCATCGGCCGCAGCCGATGCGGCTTTTTTGGCCGCTACCTTCGCGTCCTTTGCACTATGATGCACTTTAGTGCTAAGGTCTTCTATTAGTGGTTTAACGTCATCGGCAATGACGTGGCGCATAATCCAGCGGGTAACGTAGAACATGGTTGCCAGGACAGCAGCACCGGAGGCGACTGCGCTTATGAAAATCTGGACTGTATGCATGTTATTTACGTCCGCTGTTTATCAGGTCTTGAATCATCGTTTGTGCCTTTGCCTCAGCGATTCCCAGCCGTGCGCGATCCGTTGGCGAGAAGCCAAGCGTACTCAGGCATTTGCGGATTGTGTCTTCGCATTTGCGAATCTCAGCAATCAGCGGATGCGCAACTGGCTGACCTAGCGAACCGCGCTGTACCAGGCCATCCTCTTCTACACGCTTGCGAAAGCGCTCCATATCGTCGTATGCACGCGCGATCTGCTCTACCCAAGCGTAATCCTGGTCTGGCTTAAGCCAGAAACCGGCAGTCCAGACCTTATGCCATTCGGTCTGGCCGCGGTAATGCAGTCCTCTAGGCGCTATCGGTGCGACGCTTCGCGTCGCAGTTTGGCCTCTGACTGCCAGCTGGCGTCCGCCAGGCGTCAGACCGTCGCCTTTGGCTTTGTTGGCCGCGCGTTCTATTGGTTCACGTCGTCTGCTCATTGATAAAACAGCCTCAGAATTCGATCAAATATCGCCTGTTATCGCAGGTAATCGAGCAGAATAAAGCAAAACTCAAGAATGCAAAAGATTACTCAAAAATACGATTCGATCTGACGTTATGCGCGCGTGAC